TAATTGAGCACCGCTTGAGGTTCTATTGTGAACACCTTCCCCACTCTCACCTTGCAACATTTTAGGTAGAGATGTTTGTTCATCAGATAAATTCATATGAAACTGCATCAACTTTAAAAATTCATCTAGATGAGACTGAGGATTAAAAAAGATTATAGGATTTGGAGTAGCACCAGGAAGCTCTGACTCTTCTACCCTAAAGATTTTCCAAGGAGCTATTTCCATAGCTTCTTCTCCAGGGGCTAGCCTGTTAGTGTGCACCACAGTCATAGGCCCAGCAATCATAGCCATGTTATCACATGCAGAACGAGCTGCTGCATTGATCATGTCTTGAGAATCCCACATGTACTCAGCAGGGCCTGAACCCCAAATGGAATGAGGGACCATGTTGTAAGGTGTGAAGTAGAATGGTAATTTGCATCTATATAAATCAGAGACTTGAAGATAAATTACGCGTCCACCTAACACCCATACTTGGCACATCACTTGTTCGTAACGCTGTGATTCTTCTATCTTGATACCAGCTTTTTCAATGTCATCCCCGCTCAAGAATCCCCATCGAATTTTTACAATGAAACGATCTGCAGGACAATTCATCTGAAACTGTTGGTTGGTTATGTTTATGACTGATTCCCATCGTTCAGGTGTCCAATCACCATTCTTGGTTTTCTGCAAAACTTCTTTTATGATGTCAGCTTTGAATCCATCGAGTTTTGTCAAATCCATAACCTGACTTCTGTTCAATACTTTTCGTATTGTAACAAACATCAAATCTTCAGTTTTATGAGCAGCAGGGTCAGGATATACTTCAAAAGGATTATAAGCTTCTAATTGTGGACGATATTCATCCACATAACCTGAGGCTTCCATCGAAGGAAGATTTATAATCTTTTGCCATCGTTTCATCAACTCAGGATCTTCATTTCGTTTGGCAGCTTCAGGACTCTGGTAAGTAGGAACAGCGAAAGGCGCTCCTACTATAGAAATCCCGTATTCACATAAATGTAGAGTTGTTTGTTGTAATACCATAGCCCAATTGGTCTCATCCAATTGGCTGCTTATCTTTCTTGTCATATTTTCAGCAGCTTTGTCTGCGGCTTCTTTTATTGCTTTTCTTATATCTTCAGGAGGAAGATTTTTTTGAAGTAGTTGTAGTAATAGTTCTGGAATAAAAGGATCTCTTGTCGAAGACACATCCCAGGCATTCTCTCCAGGAGGAAGTGCTACTTCCATCAACCTAGCATGAGCGTTAGATACTTTAGGACGAGTGACTTGAACAAAGACTCTAGAATTACCACCGTTGTAATTTATGTCAGGAGAATACACACCTTTACAATTCTGATGGCATCGTATCCAAATGTTTTCTTGGAATAGTCTGGCCGAACGACATTGAGTAAACTCATCCTCAACTTTAGCCGCAAGATGGTCTATCTCCTCATCATCAGCTCGTTGTAGTATTTTTGCTACTTTTGATTCAGAAGATTCTGGCTTCTGAAACAAATCTTGATAAGAATTATCTGTTGGATTGTTTAACTTTTGTGGTCCTTGAGATGGATCTTCATAGGCCATTCTTACACTCCAATGTTTTTATCAAACGGTTTCCACTCTTTTACAGTAACGATACGTTTGTTGTTTCGCCTAAATCCTTGGGTCTCAGCTTTTTCATAATTCGCAACAGCATGGGTAAAAGCATCAACCAAGTCATCATCTTTTTTATCTATTTCTACCTTGTTGTTTTTATTCATCTTAGTATGATAGTTTCTTATCTGGCTCATCAATTCAGGACATTTATCTTTGAAGATGAACAATCTTCCTTCAGACATTAGAGATCTTGCTTTTTCTATCCTAGCCCAAACTTCTCTACCAGCACTGAACAAAATCATTCCTTCTTTTTTGAACTCATTGGCTACACAATCACCATTCTGAAAATTATTATTAAAGGCATCATGAGAAGCAGCAAAAGGCATATCCCAGTGCCTGAGAAATCTACCTACATCCGAAGCACTCTTTTGTTTTGCGTAATACTCACCATATATATAGATGATGTTAGTTTCTCGATCCCAAGCTAATTGGATCGCTCCTGTGGGATGGTTGTATCCAATATCCATCCCTGCCAGTCGGGGCCAATAAGAAGGTATTTCAAAACTATCACATGAGTATTCCCAAGGCTCGAAAGAGAATATCTGACCCCCTCCTATTGCTGGTATACCATGTCTTCGGGCTCTGGCTTGTAATTCATCCAACCCTTTTAGCATTTCAGTTATGGTTTCCTCATCTAACCAAGGAACGTCATCCATAGAAATGCTAAAGATTTGGGCTTTATCATCTTCCAACAATTGCCTGCATACTACAGGGTTTGAAGATAATGGAGTAAAGGCATACAACAAATACCCCTTCTTGACCATAACCCTCATCTTACATTCTGCATGAATACCTTCAGGAGGTTCTTCGTCAAAGCACACAATATCAATGGTTGAGCTTTGGAAGTGTTCTCGTTCTTGCTCATAGGATAAGAACACCAAAGTTGACCATCCACCAGAGGTGTGTTTTACTCTCACTTGTTGGTACGCATTCGGTATACCTGGTTTTTTTGTAAAACCGTTTTCAAAATCCATACAGTCTTTTGGAATAAACCCTGTTCCAAAATGACCGATCTCCCCTAACAATCCTTTTTGAAGATTATCTCTTACTTTCTCAGAGTTGACACCTACTACCCACATTTCTATAGGTCGATTGTATCTAATACCATTCCAATCTTTTGGATATCTTCCTGTTAACTGGGTTGCTATCTCATACATCAAAGTAGAAGATTTTCCTGTTTGGTTTCCTGCCACAAGGGCTTTCTTATGACTACTGCAATCTAGGAAAGCTTTTTGTTTTCCAAAAGGTTCCCAGTGAGTCAGTTTGTTTTCTGATCTCAGTTTTATCAGGTTTTCAGCTAACTTCAGGGCTTCGTGAATATTACCGCTCATTGTTAAATGATATCAGCTTGCTATCTTATCAGCAATATGTCATCATGGATCAAGGCAAGTCGACGCCTTACTAGGAGATCAAAAATGGCTAAACATGTTCACAACCCAGAATCGCACGGACCGGAAGCTTTGACAGGCAACATTGATCATGTCGGAGATGGCCGTATGATTGGTAACGTTGGTCCAGGTAAACCTCAGCCACAGACAAGTATTGTCAGTGACACTAGAGATTTAGGTTATGGTAATAAAGGAAATGACAAGTAATGGCCAAATGTAAGAATCCAGGCTTCAACCAAGATTTCAGATATCCTTATGAGAAGAAGAAACCTATAGACTTAAAGGGCGCTGGCCTTAAACCTATAGACTTTCAAGATGAGGATATGCCGACAATCACCATTCATGAAATGGGAAAAGTGAATATTGGAAAACCACAACCCCAAAGCTCACAGGTTGTCTCAACTAGGCCAAAAGAGAAGAAGGGCAAAAAGTAAAAATAAGAATTCTCTGGTAATTAATATCGTACCTTGAGGGAGAGATTGTGTTGACAGTCTCTCCCTCTTTCTTTTATTCGTTCTCTTCTTTGTATTCTAGACTATCCATTGTTCCAGAAGACATCAATAGATCCCGTATATCAGGATGAGTGTTCAGAATCTCAATTAGTTTCTTACGAGCTTCTTCCTCATTATTTGCAGATACATTTTCATTTATATTTCTCTGTTTAGATTGGAACTTTTCATTTAAATTACCGGCATGTTGGATAAGCGCATCATGTGCGATTTTCGCATGGGATATTTTGTTTTTGTCTAAACGTTTGGTATCAGGATCTTTTTTGCCAGCTTCTCTGACATAATCCAATCCCTCTTGAGCTAATGCCTCTGCACGAAACTTTTCAGCCTTCACTAATTCTGCCTTGAAGTCAGGATGAGAATCCTGCCATCTAGATATTTCTATTGCTGTAGGAAAACTTTCATATTCATTACCCTCTTCTATTATTTCAACTAGAGAGAGTCCCTCATAGGTCAAAGTTATAATCAATTCCATCATTTCGTATCTATTAAGTCTTTCATCATCAACCACAAAGATCTTCTCACTTGCGTTGTAAGTTTCTCTTCTCTTAGCTTGATCAAATCGAGCACGAGCCGCCCTAAAGGAAGTCTCGTCGTTCCAAAGCCTTGGATCTTTTTGCTTCTCGGGCCTGTGCCTCACTAGGGGAAATTTCTTTAAAGGTGATTCGGCCAGATTCTTTAATGACCGGTTCGACAAGTCCTCCAGTTCCTGATTCTTTTTCATGATGACGTTTGTCTCCAATAGAACAACTTATACCAGTTTTTTCCGACAACTCTATCCATTCTTTACTTATAAGAAGTTTGTTTCCAAACATTGTAGCAGGTATCAACTTTTCATTTATCTTTCTGCGTATAGTTAAAGCACATACTCCAAATCGTTCTGCTACTTCATCTATAGAATACCAATCCTTCTGAGGTCTTAATGCCATACCATACTATCCTTAATCCATCGCAAAGTGGAAATAGAACCACAACAAGGGCATTCACCATAATCATGTTCACGCTCTGACAAAAATACTGCATGCTCTCCACAAGCACAGAACATATGCTTACACATCCTCCAGCTTAAAATCATAGTTTCAATTTCACTTCTACTCTTAATATTTTTTGCTTTAAGGTTCGGATGTTGCACAAGAAACCTCCAGATACTATAATTATGCACGGGGGAAGAAATAATGGCAACCAAGAAAAAGACAATGAAACAACCTTTGATCAAACCTGAGAATAAAGGAAAGTTTACTAAGAAGGCTAAAGAACATGGTGAAAGTGTTTCTAAATACGCAAAGGAGGTTTTACAAGAAGGAAGTAAAGCAAGCGCAACTACAAAGAAGGAAGCTAATTTTGCTCGTAACGCCAAGAAATGGAATCATTCTAAAAAGGGAAAATAATGTTTGAAAGAACACAGTTCGTCAGTTGTATCACTGATGATTTATTAAAGGAGCTAGGAATGGCTGCAAAGAAAGCAGAGCATATAACACTAAAGAAAGTTCATGCCAAACATGAGAAAGAGCACAAAGAGGTTCATGCTAAGCATGAGTCTGCTCACAAAACAATGCACTCTAAACATGAGAAGGAAGTCAAAAAAGTGCATGAGAAGTATGAAAAGAAGAAGAAGTAAACTTTAATTCATACAAACCTAAAGGAGGTCAAAAGACCTCCTTTTTTTAATAAAATTTAACATGACTTTGTTCCAAGAGTTCTTATACTTTTAATCAGGAGGCGAACTAATGGTCATGACCATTCGTAAAGCAGAAGAACTGATAGAAAAAGAAATCATGGATACACCTAAGTTTTACAGTCTTGATGAAGATCTAGTAAGTGTAGAATGTGAACCCACTGATGATTGCATAAATATCCGCATAACTTACATCATGTTGAGTGGAGAATTACATGAGATAGTTTATGCTCTTGAACCAGATTCAAGTATAAACATTTCAAGTATTGCCAAAGCTTTCATCCGAGACTGTCAGCAACCCAAAAAAGGATGCTTCTGTAGGTATTGTGGTTAGACTAAGTGGCAAGTGTAAAGGTGCAAGCAGTTCCCCATGCTCCACCTGTTTTATAATACAAAGTTCCTGTAGAAGGATCTACTGCAAAATCCCCATTCGTACCTTCAGTAGTAGGACATCCTGTAGTTGTATACAATCTTCCAGTCGCCAGTGCCAGAGTAGCTTCGGCTGTCCAGGTGCTGGCTCCTGTTTTCTTATATAAAATTCCAGATGCAGTATCAAAAGCAAATGCTCCAACTAATCCAGTTGATCCAGAAGGGGCTCCTGTAGTAAGAGCAAAAGTTCCAGTTCCTAAAGCTAATGTAGCTGTGGATGACCATGTCCCTGTGGATTTCAAATATAGGATACCTGTGGTTGAATCAAAAGCATAATTTCCATTCTCTCCTGTTCCAGCAGAAGGTGCTCCTGTTGTTGCCAATAAAACACCAGTGCCAGGATACAAAGTCCTGACCCAATCAGAAGCCCCTGTTCCTACGGCTACAGCTTCATAGGTCACACCATGAGTCGTATCTACAACACATTCTCCAACATAATTTGCATTTACTGTGGGAGCTGCAGAAAAACTTCTGACAGTTGTTGAGGAAGAAGTAGCACCACCTATAGAAAGAATTCCACAACTAGAATCCAGATGAGCGATCTGACCTGCTGTCAAAGTAATACTAGCAGAACAATGAACGGTTCCAACAGCAGTATCTATCAAGGCTAACTGAACAGTGCTTCCTGAAGATGCATGAGAATCTTCTATTGCCACACTCTCTAGTTCAAACCATCCTGCTCCTGGATACTGAACTAATGTGGTTGTGGTGGCTGTCTTTATCTTATAATTATAAGATACACCCACTTTACCTGCATAGGTGCAATTGAAACCACTCACGGTCACATCTATAGAATCTACAGCACTTCCTGTGATTATTGCTAGACTTTGACCACTGTTTGAAAGTATTAGCATGTATGCCTCCAAGTATAGAATACCTGAAGGCTATTTTATTTTCAACTTGGGTAACATCCCACCAAAGTCTCCGTTACCATAACTTCTAGCATTTCTAACAAAAGCTGTTAGCTCTGAATCACTCCATGGAGGGAGACATCGACTGTTCCATTCTAACAACAAAGATAAAGCATCATGGTCACTCAAGTTAAAACCTCGTATCAATCTACAAGCTAGTTTGTAAGTAGTGGTGTTACCCGCTGATCCTGAAACAGCACCAGGGACTTTGTTCACATACTGCTTGGCTAATTCAAACGACCTACTATCATCTACTTGTGAACGATTCTTCAACACACTTATAACTGTGCTATTCAAACAAGAAGTTATAGCAAGCTCACGTTCCCATAACGGGAACCATTCTTTATTAAACTCTGAAAGGTTTTTGATGTGTGGAATTTCATTAGAGAGAACTTTATATGGCTTTCCTGAATGATGAATTGATCCAGGACCGATGACTAAACCACCTTCACCTCTAATATCTATCGGCGGGGTGTCCATCAACTTCACCTTGTTGGGAACTTTATAAGTTGGATGTTTATAGTAATAATGTCTGCCTTTAGAAGTAGATACTTTCAAAACAGCAGGTTCACATATCTCTTCTACAATATCACACGCTTCTGCACTATCAGCATCAACTACAACAATACCTTTATGCTCACCAGTCAATACTGCAATATTGGCTTCTTCTTTAAACCATGCTTCAATCTGAGATCTAGAAGGCTGCTCTGTCTGAAATGCTTTCCATTTTATAAAAGGATGCTTCTTCCCCAAAGGAACGGGGATAGGGCAATAACCTTTATCATATAACTCTAGAGCTATGTCCAAGGATGCCATTCTAATCCTCAAACAAATAACCAGGTCTTTTTACAAAGTCCATCTGATAAAGGATCTCTTCAGCTTCACGAACATACCATTCTCGATCCAAATCTTTTGGAAACTCATCTGTTATGGTCATATAAGGGACACAATTGTTTGAGTCAGGGAGCATGTTTTCTTTTGTGTTGTAGATGAATGTTTTGCTTGTAGTAGAATGATACCACCGAATGACTTTGCCTAACTTCTTACCTTCAAAGAAAGCTCCATTGGCTGCACGTTGTACTGTCAAGAACTTTCTAATGTCTTGACAGTTTGTTATTGTATCCCTGATGGATTTGCCCTCAGTTATTTTCTTCACGAGAGCTTCACCTACGATCTCATTACAAGGATTCTTGGAAGTAGTAGTCTCTGCAAAAATCCCTTTGCACTTCACATCACCAGTTTCCTTTACAGCAATATAATTACTAACATCCCTGGAACACAATAGCTTGTAATCATTAAGTTCCATCTTCATACCTGTCATACTTTCCCATTCTTTTATTATTCTAGAATAGACTGAAGCCTTGGATTTGTCATAGATAGCAGTAACACCATCTGTGTTTGCTGACACTACGGTTATACCTTCAGCTTCTAAACTCTCTATCAATTGCAACAAGAACAATTGACCACCAAGTGTCACTCGGAGAAGCATACTGGGATCATACATGAAAGAATGTTCAGAACCACATTTACCAATACTTGAGTTACAAACAATCTTTAAGCAGTCAGCAGTTACTGAATCTTTATTCTTCTTAGCCTCGATTCTTGTGAGCATCACATTCCTGAGAGCATTTGTAAATTCAACCCCACAACCAGATGGATACAACCCTAATGCACAAACGATATTTGGATAATAACTTGTCACATCAGCATCTGTAATTATAAGATCAACACTAGATCGTAGTGTTCTGTTTTTCTCTACAGAATGAAGGCCTCCCATACCTGTCTGATAAATAGAAGCCCCTATTTTAACTCGACTGTTAAACGTCACATCTGCTACCAAATGTCCATCATCATCTAATTGAAATTCCTTACCCTTCACACTTTCCAAAAAGTCTATCAGGGGTTTGGATTTAAATTTCACAAAAGAAGGGGGTTCGTATGTCACATGATTGATCTTTGCTCGTTTCTTTCTTAGCGTATTGTGAGTCCCAAAAATGTTTATGGCCAAGACAGCTTCAGCTATTTGAGGATTAGATTTTGATCGAAAATCAACACCATAGTCTTCAGACATTTTTTCCCTAAGAGTTATATCAGGTGTTAACTTTTTATACACTAGCTCTGTGTTATCCAAGTCATTGATACAATACTCTTTTACTTTGGTTATTTCACTTCTGTTCAAAACTTTGTTGGGATCACAAGGCAATTCCTGCATACATCTAGCATGCAGTCTTCCTGCTAAAATTTTTAACCCAGGAGCTAGAGGAGTTATCTTTATCAAATCAATATGATCCAACTGTAACATTGGACCTATTTCTCTTTCCAAAGAAAAGATCCGTTCATCCCCTTGAATGATTCTGTCTGAGAAGTGTTTCAAATCCAAAGTAGAATAACCTTTGTTACACAAAGCAGTGATCATGGGCACATCATAATTGATGGAGTTAAAACCAATCATCAAGTTGGAATACAATAATCTTTTGAGTTTTGTGGTATCAATGTTGTTATAATCAGTCTTTTCAAAATATATAATTTCTGAAGATTCAAAAACTTTGAATGCAATCAAAAAATAATTTGGAAAACATTCCACATCAAAAAATATCTTATTCATGTGATCCATCAGTCATGATCATGCATTGATACCATCTATCATTCTGGACATAAAAAGGTTGTCCCAAAAGAACCCAACCCTCTTTTAGTTGTTTATTGACATCCTTTTCTAATTCATGTCGTGCCACATCGCACAAAATTTTATAAGCTTGGATCTTCATCAACACCCCTTTTACTATTTTGTGGAAATACAAAAGTACTTCTTGGCTTTTTCTAACGATGACAAAAGTTCAGAGCTTGGAATACATCCTGCAAATACCTCATGATTACTGAGTTGAGAAACAGTCATGCCTAATAACTTTCCATGTTTATCAAGAAATGCACCACCAGAACTCCCAGGACAAGCCACTGCTGTTGTCATAAGATAAAGATCATCTCCATACCCATAAGGTGCATGCCTCATACCAGTGAACATTCCTTGTGAAAAATAACACCAGTACCCCATAGGACAACCTAATGTATAACAAATCTCTCCTATCTCTGGGATCGCAACATTGGTCTCCAAAGGATTAAAAGTTATCTCTGGAATCCATATAAAAGAAATATCCTTTTTGGAGTCAGGGGTGACAACATGAGAGACAGGAACCTCCCAATACCGTTTGTCTTGATAAACTCTGAGAACTATTGCTCCTTTTACTACATGCTGGCAAGTGCATATGATGTGAGGAGTGATTGCAAAACCAGAGCCTTGCCCTATGGATTTATCTTGCTCTATGGTAATTATTTGAACTACTGAAGGTGCATCTTTCTTGTATATCTTTGTTGCAGAAGGTGCACACACACCTATGTTTCCATTTAGTGTTAAAACAAAAGTTATGAACAAAAGTAAAAGAGTTCTCATGTTTCTCCTTGTTGGATTTTGTTTTGTTGGTGACTCTTTCTTTCTATCAATGATCACTACTTTATTCTCTCTATTAGATAATAGATGCTTGGTTGTGGAAGAAATATTGGTTTGTTTAACTTTTGCATTTCACTAATCATGTTCTGAGTGCCTCTAGACTTACCATCCCATATTGCAATTAGAACATCGGCATATTCCGCCATCTGTTTATTACGCATAGGGCCACCTGCACGACCATACTCACTGAGATAAGGAATTATCTTCAAAGGGATACCATGCACCCTAGCCCAAGCCTCCCCTAATCTATCAATCCCTTGGGCATGACCCGAAACAACTTCTGTGACTACAAATCCAGAATCTTTAATGATTTGATCTATATCACAATGTCTATAAGTCCTACTACCAGCAATGATACAACGCATACCTCTCCTTGTTGGATTTTGTTTTTTCAATCCCAATCAGTGCCAAAGAACATAAAACACTAAAATCATTATCATATAGAATATTGTATACTCAACAAGACCTAGTCCCAGAATATCCAACAATGAAAACGCTACACCCATAATTACACACACAACAAGAGATATCATACACATAATAAAATATACAATAGCGCATACAACAATATACTTCTTCAAATCACTCATCGCTGCCACACCCTTTGTTCATTGATACTACTACACCCACAACAACACACCCAATCACGCATGCAAGACACACAACAAAACATACCAACAAATCGATCATTTCTACTATCCTCTCGATGCTATCACCAGAGCCACAACAGCTATATATGCAAGTATGGCCAGAACAATAGCTCCAACAATAACCCCAACCACACACGCAGCAAGCCATACCAACAAATCAATCATCTCAACCTCCCCGAGATAATAAGCAATGTTAGTGATGCAATACCACCTATAATAGCGCATATAGCAGCACCCACAATTGTACGCTTATACAAACACAAATCAAGACCTAGAATAGACAACAAACAAAGACCTAATAGAAAATGAAACATCGGAGTCATTTTTTCCACTCATCTTTCATCACTAGGCCCGCAACCCCACACACAACAATACCCATAGCTATACCCACAGCAAAACCCACTATGAAACTAATCATTTCTTATCTTCCTCCTCGATAGGTTCCAATTCAAACTTCAGTTTATAACCAAGAGCTGCTGCTGTTCCAATCATGGATCGAATAGACATTGATTCTTTTCCACCTATACGACGATAGATATTACTCCTTCTAATTCCACAGAGATCACCTAGTTCTAACGGAGATATGTTCTTTTTGTTAAGAATCTTTTGAATCTCAATCGAGAATTCTTTCAGGGCATCTTCTTCGTGTTCGACAAGCAATGCGTATCTTTCTTCTGATCTCTTAGTCATCGTTCATTCCTCCTTCCATCAAGCAAGGTTTGTTTGTGAGTGAGAGGAATGTTTTTATGGTCCATCCATGGTAATGGCTCAGTTGAGAGCCTCAGTCTAAACCCTAAAACATTTAATATTTTGATTAGACTTCTGAGATCAAAATTTCTCTTGCCACTCAACACCTCACTGACTCTAGACACATTCACTTTCTGAGCTGCACTCAATCTAGCTATCTTGCTATAATCAAATCCTTTTCTTTTGATTACTCCTTTTATCTTTATCATCAAATCCTTTACAACTTCTTGTTCATAGACACCCAACAAAGATGCTCTACTTGACTTTTTTACTTCGATTATAACTTCTCCCATTTCTTCTCCTTCTTCAACACAAAGCTCTCTTGTCCTTCGGATTCGATCTTTCACGACATCCTTTCTGTTACAAGAATAATTCAAAAAACATAAACACGCAAGGGCTGATTTATTAATTAATTTCAAGACACTCTCCTCTTGCTTTTTTAGAGAAAAGGATTAAACTGGAAGGGTCAGTTATAGGCCGAGAGAAAACGGAACAACCTATAAGGCTTGACCGCCGGACTTCCCAGAAGTTGCCTGAATGCAGAACCAGCAGGTAAGATGGACCAAAAAAACTCTAAAGCTGTATGACATTCCACTAAGTCTATTTCGCTACTGTCAGCCTCCACGGAAACGGGATAACCTGACACTTACAGCTAGCTCCTCATACTTGACTGTAGTAAGTTCTTTAAAAGCGAAGCTATGCTTTAAAGGGCTGTGCTAGAAAAGATCAGACTCAATGCATTATTGTTCGCTTCTGATGGACAATAACAACCAAAGATGCAGCCTGGATAACTGCAGACCGTAGGGCAAATTGGGTTACTGTCTTAAGTCCCTGGTATACCCAACCTGACAGGGCGTTAGATCAATTCCTTATTGAAGGTTACTCTAACACAAGACAATCAGAAGCCTGTAACCTCCTGGATGTGTTCCAGAATGTCTTCATTGACATTTTGTAGCATTTCCAGGGGGGTTACTGTCTCTACTTCCCAGATAACCAGCCTATCGGTTCCTTCGTTGGGTTGAGTGGTTCCTAGAACCTTTCACTTAGCGTTCAAGGTTTTGGATAATCAACTTTGATGTGTACTACAGCAGCTAAAGCTGCAAATAAAAAATAACAAATATCATATAAGATTTTTTATAACCATGTTTAAGAAATATTTTAAATTAAAACTCTTACATGATAAGAAAAACCTTTCACTTGGAGTTCAAGGTAGGTAGAAAAAGCCTATGGGGTACGGAGTTGGTGGAGAGAGAAGGGGGGGAACGTTCCAGCACCCCTCCTCCCCTTCGCCTGATGTGGTCCCCAGAGCCCCCGTCGACGGTGGCAGGCAACAGGTGCCTGGTGACGGAGAAGGTCAGGTGGTCGGAGGTGGCGGGGATGGTACGTTACTTGCATCTCTCCATCCTGGCACACTCCTTGCATCCTCTCACCTTGGCATAGGATTTGCTATCCTATATCTCTCCGGTCAAGGGCGAAAAAAAAATTTTTTTGGCACGACATTTGCTTCCCTTGCGCACTGGCAGGCCAGGCCGTATGCTGAGGGCAGATCAAAACGGGTCAGCGGGTCAGCCAAAAAGGAGCTGTCATGAGAGTAAGTTATCCAGACCTTACGGAGTTGCAGGTACTGATTGGGGATAAAGGGATAGCTGTACTACTAGACGACGCAACTCGGTTAATCCCTGACGACTCTGAGGATTACACAATCACCAGCGACTGTGAGACTGTCGACGGAGAGGCTGCTTTGGTAACCGTAAAATATCTCAAGCAAGACGGTGTCATGACGGCTGTTGAGTACGACATCGAATTGGTAACTGAAGAGCTCTAAACAACTGAGAATTGGCATTAGATTTGCATGTCTTGTAGACCTGAAACACCGCAGGTGGTGAAGGTAGAAATGGATGTCGCAGGTGAAACCTGCTCCATCTATATCTCTACTGCCAAGAAAAAAATAAAATAAATGGCATGACAATTGCATCTCTTGCGCCATGGTAATCCAAGAATTATCTTGTGAGTAGATCAAAACAGGTCAGAGGCTTCAACCAAAAAGGAGCTATCATGAAAGTATTTTACCCACAACTTATGGAATTTCAGGGATTGCTTGGTCTTAGAAGCTTGACCATAATACAAGAGGATGCGCATCGTTTAATCCCTGTTGGTGTTAACGACTACACAATAACAAGTGAATGTGAGACTCGTGAAGGTGCGGATGTCTTGGTAACTGTAAAGTATGCCAGGAACAAAGAGGATGGTAACATGGATGCTGTTAAATATACCATTGAATGGGTAGTTGGGGACCTCTAAAAAGGAGCTGTCATGAAAATAGTGTATCCAAACATGTATGTCTTACTAGCTATGCTTGATATGAAAAGCAGCACGAAAGTGATGGACGAGGCATATGAACTAATACCTGCAGATGCAACAGCTGATGGTAATACCAAAACCTATACAATAACCACTGAGTGCAAGACTATTGAGGGTGATGATGTTTACGTGACTATGTATTACATCAAGGACAAATCACAAGATAATGCGATGACAGTTGCCAAATACATGTTTGAGATGTTGGTTGAAGTGGAACTCTAAAATATCAGATTGACAGACTGTGTATTAATCGCACGTTCGTCTATGCGGTAAGACATGGCTCTCATAAGGCTAGGAAGCGGATTCAAGCGCCGCACGTGCGACCGACAGGAGATTTGAATGTCTAAAATCTTACGTATTTCTACTAGCACCGATGGAGCGTCATGCATTACAAAAGCTAACACACCGAGAGGTTATGTCAGAGTGGCTAAAAGATTGTATAACAATTGTATAAACAAAGGACTCCTGGTGTTAGTTACGGTCATAGAGAATCGTAAAGTGATTTATGAAAGATATCATCACTTCCACGTTGTCTAACAGGAGCATCTATGCAAACCAACGACAAAACATATCATACATTGTCTTTCATAGATGTCAAAAGAGACGAAAAAGAAACCTATTCGGTAGTTGTAGAGTCTGGCTCATTCAGCCCTGATGGTAAACGCTGGGAAGAGTTGCGACGTTGTGGTCATAAACATCGCACTAAAGAAGCTGCTCAAGCCTGCAAAGACAAACTCACTCAAGGGTATTGTCAACACGGGAAAAGAGCTGGCCATTATTGCAAGCATTGTCACTGTAATGCCCCTGCCCAATACTGTGATGGGAATTGGTACAACACACGTATCCACAATCAGCATGGCGAAAGAGCTGATAGAGAAGATTGCGTGTGAGGGACCTTAACCGAATGGGAGGATGTCATGAAGACCGAACATCTGAATCTTGTTGAGTTATGGGAGATCATTGGTGATGAAGGGATAACCATCGTGCATGAACAAGCTGTTATGTTACCTCCTGATGGTGTTGAGAATTACTCAGTAAACATTGCATGCAAGACTGCGTATGGTGCTGATGTCTTGGTGACTACAACATACATCATAGACAAAGAAGATGGTGCCTTGATGGGTGTTGAGTATTCCGTCGAACTGGTCAAATAGGAAGGTGAGTTATGAATCAAACCTTAAGGGCAATCTTGCACCGAGCACAGGCGTTAAGCAGGTGCAAAAAAGGTGATAGCAATCTTGACCAGGATTTGGCTTACACTGAACTGATCATCAGGAATTTGAGCCGGGAAGTTTTTGCTTAAGAGAGCGTGATCTTAGAGGTTGAAACCTGGAACACTAAGGAGAATTTATGGACCGCCAAGAAATCATACAAATTGTCAAAACAGCTTGTGAGAAAGGTGAGCAGCCGAATTTGAGCGGAGCACGTTTGAGAGGGATTGATCTGCATGATGTTAATTTGTGTGGTGCCGATTTGAGTGGTGCCGATTTGAGTGGTGCCGATTTGAGTGGTGCCGATTTATGCTGGGCTGGTCTAGTTGAGGCTAATTTGAGCAACGCTGATTTGAGTGGTGCCGATTTACATTGGGCTGATCTAGTTGGGGCTAATCTGAGCAACGCTGACTTGTGTGGTGCCGATTTACATTGGGCTGATCTAGTTGGGGCTAATCTGAGCAACGCTGACTTGAGTAACGCTAACCTATATAGAGCTAACCTGCGTAAGGCCGATTTGAGTGGAGCTGATATGAGCGAGGTCAATTTGAGTGGTGCCGATTTGAAAGAGGTCGACCTGACAAGAGTGAAGAATTTGAGTTTGATTTAACAGAGGAGTGTGTGGTATGATGTTTTGCATCACATACAAATCAACACACAGTTTCACTTGGGATGATTATGAATTTCTAGCAGAATCTTGGAAGGAAGCTGAAGAGAGAACAAAGAGGTTTGTCAGGAATAACGGGATCTCTCCGAGGTGTTGGTATTTGCAGTGCGACCAGGAGGACACATGCCAGGCTACAAGTCAACTGTAAAGCATCAAGGAGACGGGATATACTTTGACCACAAAGCTGGTAAATGGGCTGTGTGTATCAGTGGTCGAGTACAACTCGAACTGCAGACCGAAAAGGAAGCACGAAACGTATTTGGTGCCTTTTACCAAGGATTGTGCGGGAAGGGAGGGAGATTCGATGCCTAATTATCAAGCCATTGTGGCAAAAAACACTCAACAAGGCAGGCTTGTGCTGGCTGATGAGTTGGATAGTATGCAAAAAAGTGGAGGATATTACACACCTATTCTGATACCGTGTGAAAAAAGTTTTGTTGTGGTCACTCAAGAGGTTTCAGACAATTCACAACCTCAATGGCCTGGGATAGTTGGTTTTTGGATAGTATCTTTGATTGCTGCTTTTTTTGTTGTGAAATGGGCATGGACAAAGCAGAATTTTTGGTTATATTATCTGATGCTCTGTGTTTTGTTCTTCGGAGCAGGAATCATCAGTGCCATAGTCTGGATGTCAACCCCTCCTCTCATCTAATATAAAGGTGGGAAAGTTTTTCATATAACATTGTTTAAGTTCCAGGGGTTATTCTTGATAAGAATAATACTTAAATGGAGGTGTTTGTGAAACTAGATTTTGGTAACAACAGCTTGGAAGTTCCAAAAACAATTCATGTGAAAGGTTTGACTTTCATCGTTGAAAATGTAGAATATATCTCCAAGACAGTCCTTCTCTACAAATATTCAGTCACATTACATCGAGGGAGTAGGAGTTATACAGGTGTTGGCGATTTATGGGAACCAACAGACAAAGGTATAACTGATATGTTGAAACAAGTAGCAAAAGCTGTAATGGCTTGATGCACTAAAACTTGTAACACTACAGAACTAAAGATTTGAATTTGATTTAAATAAAAATAGGTGTTGAAACCTGGAATGCCATGGATCACAAAAGGAGAGAAAGATGGCAGAAATCACAAAACTCACTCCCGAACAAGAGGAGTTAAAAGTCAAATGGATTGAGAAATATCGGGGTTATGGAATGTGCACTGACCCCGCTGACTTTGATAGAGCAGAAAATGCACTCAAGCAGTTATACAAAAAATCAAATTTGTCATTACCAATCATGGTAAGGACGAATCCGTACACTGCACAAGTTCTAATAAACGAAGCATCTCATCTTGACAAGATCCCAAGTTTTTTCAAAAAGATAAAAACCGATACTTATGAATGTTTTACAATGCCAGAAGATTATGTCCGGAAGAACAAACAATCCAGATTGGTCGATACATGGATTTATGGCCAATGGGATGCTCCGAGAGTGTGTTTCCTGGGTTTTGTCCACTATAATGTCGAGGCTTATTATAACAAAGAGCAAGTTGAAATTTTGAGCTGTTGGGATGATCTTACTCAGTCTTGTGGGCGTGTCTATGCTTTTGAAAACTACTGCTTTGTTTGTGACCGGCCCTCAGAACTCCGGTTAGATCCTGCAGGAAGGTTGCATGCTGAGCACGGTCCCGCTGTGCAGTTCCGTGATGGTTTTCAGTTGTGGCGATACCATGGAGTTAAGATTCCTTCTTGGGTTATCACAAATCCTGAGCGGATAACAGCAAATGACATTGCCAAAGAAAACAATGAGGAAATAAAAGCCGCATTGATAGAAATCTTTGGAGGAGAGCGCTTCTGTAAAGAATTTGGTGCTGTCAGGATACATACTGATGAATTTGGCTCACTCTGGCAGAAGAAAAATGGCAAGTCAGAGGACATGTTGTTTGTTGAACTTCTCAATTCTACAGTTGAGGATGATGGACGTGTTAAGAAATACTTCCTACAGGTACACCCTGAGCTTCGGCCGATGAAACTAGATCCTGATGGAACAGTAACTTTTGGAGAGCCACAAAAGCTTACTGCACACAATGCGGTAGCCTCAACTTATAATAAGAGGGGGGAACAGTACTACCCTTTGATCGAAACTTAATAGACATCATAGCTTAAACACAAAAGCCACGTTTTCAAGGAGAACAAATAATGGCAAAACACACTAAAAAAACATTGCGGGCAGACGGGATGTTTGATGCGGCGACAGGCACATTCACCCAGCCCAGAAAAGGCGTTAATCCACAAGGCAGGCAAGGAGATGTTCTTGTTGAGTTCCAACGGGTTAGGGTTCCAGCAGATGCAAGGAAAATGCAACCTGTAGAGGGCCGGATAATCTTGGCAGAAGGTGAAGTAACTGGTCACCATCATGCGATATCCGTAGCTGATAAAACTGGCATGGAATGCTACGAAAAAAACGGCCAGCTTTTTCTACATTTTGATGAACCCGGCACTTTGGTTCATGAGGAGCATGACCACTTTGATGTGGCAGAGAGTACTGAAGAGTGCACACCGATTTCGACCATCCAACTTACTTATTCACCATTGAAAATTCGGAAGGTAAGAGATTAATTTATCTTTTTAGTTAGTTATTGTTGCTTCAGACCTAAGACTTTTCGATCTTAAAATAGGGGTTGAAAATCTTAGGTCTGTTTCTTTATTAAGGGTTCATGGGGAGGGGTTGTGGGGTTAGGAAAGCAGCGTCTCAATCTTACTTGGGGTGATCTATGTTCGAGGGGTTGGGCTCGATATTGGTCAGGAACATCTATCAGATACCTTTTTGATGTATACCGCGTATGTTCCACAGAGATAGCGGAGAAGTTATGATGGAATTAGGAAGAAGTTATGATGTGAAATTAGGACCGAATTGTGGTCCGAGCTTTTGTGCTTCACACTCTCCCTTCGTATGGAAGGAAGTACTAAAATGTGGTGGCTACTTTTTTGTCATAGACCGAGCATGTTCTATGGAGACAGGAGAAGCGCTATGAAATTAGGAAGACAATATGAAGAAGGCATTCCTGTTACTTTGAGGGATTTTTGGGACCCTCAGGGTTCATGTGACATGCGTGGATGGCATGTTTCTCCTATATTTTGTGATGTACATCACGACTGTTCGGCAGAGATGAGGGAGAAGTTGTGAGGTTGGGAGGGAATAAGGCATGGTTTATTTTTCGTCAATACCCTTCAATAGATGATGTGAGGGTTCGATGTGAGTTTTGGGTGGAAGCTTCTTTGGTGTTTGATCTTGCTGAAGTATCTGTTGATTCTTATGATGTGTGTAAGTTGGAGGAATCATGCAATTAGGACGAAATTACCCGTGTGGTGCTACTTTTGGTAGTTTGTATGATAAGAAGATTATAGGTTCACCTCATGAAGCACGGAAACGGTGGAGTCTTTTCTACACAGAATCAACAAGATTTATTAATTACTTGTTTGACATACATACCGTATGCTCCACAGCGATCTCTGTGGAGATAAAGGAGAAGTTGTGAACTTAGGACAACAACCAGGTAGTGTTGTTTTTGGACATCAGTGTGATGATGATTTTTGGTATACTTGGAATTCGCCTGGTAGGCGTTCGTGGTCAGCAAGATCTATTAGATATTTTTTTGACATAAATACCTTATGCTCCGTAGAGATAGGGGAGAGGTTATGGGTTATGGAATTAGGAAAACACTATCTTAATAGACAAAGAGGTTCACTATGTGCTGATCTTGGTCATTTGTGTGGTAGTGGTTTTTGGAATCCCAAGGGTGAGTGGCGGTCTCCACCTAGCCCCCTGACAGAAGGGCTTGCTGAATACTTTGATGATATAGATCGTGTGTGTTATAGAGAGATAGGAAGTCAGTTATGAACTTAGGATACGGCCAGAAATACCTTAGTCTTGTTTATAGTGGTCTGTATGAGATCGTTGGGGGTTGTTGTGGGTCAACAAGGTCTCTTAGCTATTTTTTTGTGGTACACGATGCATGTACCACAGAGATAAAGGAGAGGTTGTGCGATTAGGACGGCAATATAGCAGTGATCGTAATCCTATGTATCGGGGTGAAATAGGTTATCGGTTCTTATGTACCTACGATGCACTACAAAAGCATTTAACAAGCAATCTTTGGGCTGAACAGTTACACAGAGAGGTTAGTAATGAAATGGATGGTCGAATAGGTGGTTTATGAAATTAGGGAAAGACCGAGACATGTCGTTGCACAACATCTTAAATAATTTAGAGGTTAATATCATATCTTCCTCCCCTTTGTCTATAGGTCTTTATTATTCATTAGAAAGGCAATTAGAAAGCATCCCGTTTGATTGGTATGAAAGACTGTACGAGGAAGTTGGTGAGGAAATGCATGATCGAGAGGGTGGTTTATGAACTTAGGGAGAGAGGTTAGTTGCAGGATTTGGTTTGGCATATCCCCGGTTGAAGCTTACTGTTGGAGGTCTTACCGTTCATTGTGCGAAGGGTTGCGGGCGGAGATTCCTGATAAAGCAGATGATCGAGAGGATGTTCTATGGAATTAGGAGAAGATGTTAGTTATCCGTGGGTGCTTGTCACATCTGCCTGCATTATGGACACAGAGGTTTGCTGGGAACTACAAAGGTATTTAGCAAACAATCCTTGGGCTGAAGAATTGCACGCAGTGGTTAATAATGAAATGTGTAATCGAATAGGCAGTTTATGAACTTGGGGAAAAATATCACAGAAAGAGTTTGCAATCCTCCTGGGTTTGGGTTTCCTTCAATAGCATTCGCTACAGTAATGGACATCCCATTCAGGTTTTTCTATTTTGCAGAAATATATCAAGACTGTTTAAACGAGTCGAGGGAGAAGGCATGGAATTAGGGAAAGAACAAGATATACGATTATACAACCTGGATATTTTAGATCCTGATGGTGTATCTTCCTCCTCTTTATCTATAGGTCTTTATTATTCATTAGAAAGGCGATTAGAAAGCATCCCGTTGGATTGGTATGAAGGACTGTATGAGAAAGTTACTAAAAAAATAAATGATCGAATAGGTGGTTTATGAAATTAGGGAAAAATATTGCTGTAGAAGGTTTTGGCTCCATTCAGGCTTTAGGAACACTCCGTTTGGCAATAGAAATCATACTTAGATCCAATCTTTCTTATTTTGCAGAAATACGTCACGAATCCTTGGATCATCACAAACACATACAGGAGGAACAATGGTCAATAAATCATATTATGTTGTGAAGACAGACTTTAGTATGGCACCTCTCAACAGTAATTCAATTTGGTATGTTGAGCACCAAGGACTTTGGGATTTCACCAGACCTTACAATGCTGCGTGGGCGCAGAAATACAATGCTTCACGTGAGGCATACAAAAAGAAAAGAGCCTCTCAACAAAAAAATAACAGCATTGACAAATCATCAAATGAGTATTAGATTTCCATCGCGGGACAGCCCCGACTAATGATTTGCCCTTTAAAAGATCCATAGGGCTCAGCAACTCCGAGAGTAACCAAAAACTGCACAATGTTTGTGCCTTTCTCTCGGAGAATTACATGCTTACTTCTACACCCCTTCGTGATTTGGAGATCCAGATAGCTCAAAATAATCAAGGAGAAAAAGGCATAATTGCCTTGATTGTCGCGCTCAGATTGTATAGAAAGGAAGTCGTTGAGCTTCTGAGTCGTAGGGATTCCCAAGGAGCACTTGGTCCACTCCCCATCTCTATTTTGGAAAGACAGATGAATATGATTGAGAATCTGATGTTCTATTAAACCGTTGGGTTTTCTATTAAATCTTTGGCTGTTAGAGGTATCCAACTTTCTAACAGCCTTTCTTTTTGTGAAAGGGTTGTTATGCGTTTGGGAAAGCGTCTAGATTATGATCCTTATGATTTTCCGTGGTTGAAATTTTCTTGTCGTATGTTAGATCATGCTCAGCTATATTACTTACGTAGAAATTTCTCTTGGGATTTGTTCCGTACATTAGCTGGCCGCATAGGAAACCCTCTCAACCAATTCATAGAAACACACAGAAGTTGTGAACATGAGATGAGGGAGAAGTTATGAAATTAGGAAAAGAGTTGGAGGAAGTTATGAATTTAGGAGAAGATAACAACAGTTGGTTTTGGCATAAGTTGTATGGAATATGGCCCTCAGCTGAAATAGAAAGTGAGTTATTCGAAATGTGTGATCAAATTTCTAATGAGATTGAGGATGAGTTATGAAGTTAGGACAACAATATACAAATGGTATTCCTGCTACTTGTTGGTATGATGAGAGTTTTTGGGATTTGCGCGATGAAGATGGGCGACTTATTTCCCACATATGGGAATGGACAGAGGAGTCTATCAGATACTTTGGTGATGTAATTTGTGTGTGTGTCATGTAGAGATGAGGCGTAAATTATGCAATTAGGGGGAAGTTGTGGTCGGAAGTTATGGCATGAGTTGGGGTTTCGATTTGAGCCACGCCTTCCGATTTTGGACCTACCAGGTGAGACTTTTTCTCTTCTTGTATTCTGTTCTATAACGCATATTCGAGTTTCTGATGAGATTGTAGAGGAATTATGGAATTAGGGATAAATATTACCTTGAGGTTGTGGTGTGAGTTACGGCTCCGAGGTAAGCCAAACCACTGGGAGTTTAATCCGGAAGATGAGATTTACCATCCTCTCGAATTCTGTTCTATAACGCACAACCAAGTTTCTTATGAGACCTTGGAGGAATCATGGAGTTAGGACGGCAACCTGATATTGTTGTTTTTCTATATGATGATGATTTTTGGCATGCTTGGCGTTCGGCCGATAGGCGTTCAAGGCCTATTAGACACTTTTTTAGCATACATCGTATGTGTTCTGTAGCGACATGGAAGGAGCTATGATATGAAATTAGGACAGTTGTGTGATACAGGAGATGATCGGGATGTGTGGGGTGAAGTTGAGTGGCGGGAGGATTTCTACACAGAGGAGGATTTCTACACAGACCTAGTAGGGCGTGTTAGATATTTTTATACCTGTGATCACGCGTGTCTTTTGGAGATAAGAGGAAAGTTGTGAAATTAGGACAGAAATATTTGAGTCTTACTTATGTTGGTATATATACGATTGTTCAGCATCCGGATTTGGGTTGGTCAAAAAACCCTATTAGATTTTTTGATATAGATCACGTATGTTACGGAGAGACAAGGCTAGAGTTATGAGATTAGGAACGCAATATATAAGAGGTCTTCCTATTACTCCCTCTGGTGAAAGCATTTGGGATTTACTTGACAAACCTTGGCGGCATTTTTCCCACATAACGATAGGAGGATCTCTTAGACAACCTTGGATGCGTGATGTAGAGATAACGGCAGAGATGGAGGAGCGGTTATGAAATTAGGAAAGTCACTCGGAGAACGGGAATTGGATACCATTACTATGTATGACGATAGATTTTGGAATTCGCATGGTAACTCTAGGTGTAGTGCTTACGACGTATGGCGTCGGGTAACAAGGCCTATTGACTATTTTTTTGATGTACATGTGGTGTGCAACAGAGAGATGAAGATGTGGTTATGAAATTAGGACGACAACGTGGTTGGGCTACTTTTGTCTCTCCAAATGAGACTCGGGATGGGTATGAGGTAAGCCGCGGTGAGTTTGTTGGCTACTTTTATGTTGTATATCATGACTGTTCTAGAGAGATGAGGCTAGAGTTATGAGATTAGGAACGCAATATAAGGAGAGTACATTTATCGGTCTATATGACCAGAAGAATTTTTGGGATTCTATTGTTAAGAGTAGTTGGTATCGTTACGTTGTGTGGAATAACAATAGGCTGCTTAATGATTACTTTTTTGAGGTACGTCTAGAGTGTTACATAGAGATGAGGAAGAAGTTATGCAATTAGGAAAGAGTGTTAGCTATTGGACAGTGGGGACGGATTATATAAGAACTTCTGCTATTCTGCCTTGGACTAAGACAGGGATTGATCTTTTCTGTGGAACAAAATCCAAGGTGGATGATGTATTGTATTTTATATTAAAAGAGGAATTATGTTTCCATGAGCCTCATTTTGCTTTTACTTCAGTTTCAAATAAAGAGTTGTATGATAAGGAGTGAGTTATGAAATTAGGACTTTTGTTTATTCTGAACATGAAGGGTTATGTGTATTTCATGTTCCGTAGAGATAAAGGGAAAGTTATGAAATTAGGAAAGAATGTTGGTTACCCACCAGGGGGGATGTATTGTGTAACAATGCATCACCTTTTGTGTCACCAAAGAGAGATGTATCAGCGTTGGTTCCCTACTCTGATGAGTGGTGATCCTGATCTTCTTCTTTTTAATGAAATTGAGACTTCTTGTTTTCCTTCTATGTGGGGTCCATTATGCAATTAGGAGAGAGTGTAGCTAAAACTAGATGTGTTTACATTGGTATTCATGAGATAAAGGTAGAAGGAGGTTGGTTGCATTATAAACGGAATGATCTTTTCGCTACACTAAGAGGCAACTTGCTTAGTTCTTTGCACACCTCCTTGATAAATGATCTGTATTTAAATCCTCGTTTTGCTTTCACCTCGGTTTCAAACGAAGAGTTATATGATTCCGAATAATCTCCCTGAAGATCTCCAAGCTGAGAGAGCTGTGTTGACAGCTTGTACTACTACTGACTGTTCTGAGACGATAACCAAGCTCACAGAGACAGATTTTAGTCACCCTCACCATAAATTGATCTTTAGGGGAATACTCTCACTTTTAAAAGAAAAGATAGAAATAAATCACATAACTTTGAAAGATTCTCTACAGAGAAACGGGACTTTAACAAAAATAGGAGGGTATGAGGAATTTCAAAAAATAGTTTCAGAGCCAATAGTGGTAAACACCACCAGTCTTGTTGACATCTTGGTGAGGAAAAGGAAGCTACGCGAGCTGATGCGAATAGGCTCTAAATTGATCACGGATTCCGCACAAGAAATTCAACCTGATACCATCCTAGAAGGCTTGTCTCAAGAACTTTTTGTTCTTGCTCAAACAAAAGAAACAGAAAGTTTGGAACAGATTGGAGATATAGCAGAGAATTCTATCTCACTACTTTTTGACAAGCTTTCAGGGAAGAGATCATTTGGAATAAGAACAGGGTTCCCTCAGCTAGATACCTTGACACAAGGCTTTCAGGCAGGAAATCTTGTGATACTAGCAGCTAGACCCGCTGTTGGTAAAACTTCTTATGCATTGAACATGCTGTTAAACGGGGCAATAAGTTCTAATAGATCTCATGGGGCATTGTTTTCATTAGAGATGTCCAAAGAAGAGATCTTTCAAAGACTATTGTCAACAAAGTCAAGAATAAATTTCAGAAGAGTGGGAAGTAGGGATTTTGACTTTAGACTCCAAAATCGGATTTTGCAAGAAAAGACGGATCTCTCAAAACTTCCAATCTTTGTGAATGATCAAGCAGATCTGACTACGAAGGATATGGAAATCGTATTAGACAAACACTTGACTACCCCGAATAATAAGTTAGATTTGGTGGTGGTAGATTACTTGCAATTGATCTCTTCGGGGAAAAGTAATTCTAAAGATTCAGAAGCAACCCGAATAGGTGAGATAACTAGAGATCTAAAGATACTGGCTAAAAAGTATGCACTTCCTGTTGTTCTATTGTCTCAGTTGAATAGAGAAATAGAACACCGGCAAAATGGAACTCCTCAGTTATCCGATTTGAGATCTTCAGGATGTATTGAACAAGATGCAGACTTGGTGATGTTCCTTCATCGACCTACACGAGAAGAAGAAGGGTTGAGAGACCTCATAATAGCCAAACAACGAAACGGACCTACTGGGAAGATAAAATTGAATTTTGACATGAATTTAGTGCGCTTCACAGAACTAGATGAAGGAGACGAATTTGGTAATGTATAAAAAGTATACACTCTTGACAAAGAAAGGGGGTCATTTGTGATTCCGATTAATACCGAGACGATAAAAACTTTCGAAGAGCTTGCGCATGCATCCTTGCTTATAGGCAAAAGTATTGTTAAAAATATGAAAAATAAGGATGATTGGGCATCAGAACGGAGAGCTGTTTGTATAAACCTTAGTATGGACGCACTCGTACAACACGATATATGGTTTTCTGCGGCATATCACGCAAGAATGTTTAATGGAGGTCAATAATGACTTTATCATACAGTAAAACAATAATAATGGGAAACATAGGAAAACCTCCAAAAACAGGAGTGACCAGAAACGGAAAGAAATATGCCAGCTTTAGTGTTGCTACTGCCAGGTCTTACTCGGGAGAGAACAGAGAAGCAAAAGAAGCAGTAACATGGCATAGTGTCACAGCATGGGGGTCTCAGGCAGAATATGTAGAAAAATACCTTGAAAAAGGATCATTGGTGTTAGTTGAAGGAGAATATTTATGCGAAGTATATACAGACAAACAAGGTAACAAGGTCAACACATTCAAACTAAACGCTTCAAATGTCAGAGGGCTTGGTTCTAAAACAAAAAAAGATACATCAACAGAACCAAAGAATCTGAAAAAACTACAATCCTACCCTTCTCCAAAATCTTCCAATAATGCAGGACCAGGGCAAGAGCCTTATGTTGAAGATGATTGGACAGAAGATGGTGTACCGTGGTAAGGAGGTATCGTGATTATAAGATATGACATATTAAAACATGGAGAATCATTAAGAACTCTATATAAGGCCACAGAGGGGTCAGGGGCTTATGATCTTGCTTGTGCAGCAGAAGATGATGAAACACTAGAACCAGGTGCTTTTTTCAAATTTCCTACAGGGATACGATTACAAATCCCAATTGGATTTTTCGGATTAGTCTGCCCGAGAAGTGGTTTAGCAGCTACTCATGGAATTACAATCCTAAATGCCCCTGGTGTGGTTGATTCTGATTACAGAGGTGAAGTGGGAGTGGTCTTGATCAATCACGGTCAAGTTCCAGTGACGATTCGAAGAGGAGATAGGATAGCTCAAATAATGTTTTTGAAAACTAATGCTGTAGAATTCGAAAGGACTATTGAAGGATGGGAAGCTACTACACGAGTAGGGGGTTATGGATCGACAGGAAATTGAAAGTCACCGTGCAGTGCGACCACGGTCTTCCTCCTGAGAGTAATATTCAACCTGATTTGTTGAGGGAGACTGATTACTCCAAATACGTAGAGTGCATAAATATGTATCGGAAAGGTAGAACATGAAGGTATATAAAGTATACGTTACCACATGTAAAGGTTGTCCTGCTTGTCATGTTCAACCAAACGGGAAGATGCTATGTTTACAAGAAAACAAAGAGATAGATAAAGATTGGGGATGTTATATTCCTGGGTGGTGCCAGCTCCCTGATTTTTTCTTAGATGACTCTATAAAATGAGTTGTCCATTGCTACCTCTAGCGTATCCATCAGGAGCATCTCTGGCTTGGAGTCCCTTTTCCTTTGTTTTTGGAGCTGATTGCTGTAAAATACTTTTTGGTCATGGGGAACAACTCGTCGTCCGCACACCAAGTCATCAACAAAACCGCTTCGAAATTCGATAAGAATTCGAGAGATGGAGGTATCTTTGTTCGCAGATAGTCAATCTAAAATTGATACTGATTTGGCTTCGAAATTGATAAGCTATAGAAAGCATGCAGGGTTGTCTCAACAGGAATTGGCTGAGGCACTTCATGTAGACCAAACCACAGTTTCTTTATGGGAGAGTGCTAAATCGACCCCTAGTGGACCAGCTTTGGTATTGTTGACGGTCATGCTTGAACTACAATGTCATCCAAAACATATAGGTGTATATAATTCAGAAAAAAGTATCATCATAAGGAGACGTGATGGAATGTTTTAAGTTCAAATATTCACAATCCTCTGGGAAGTTTTTTGATGAGGAAGACAATCTGATATGTGTTTGTTATGCCGGAAATAATAGCAGACCAGGAGTCAATCCGACACACATTCAAGGGATGAATAATCCAAAAGCTCAACATCTTCATTGTATAGGCCCTCTTCCTCAAGGTAGCTACACTATAGAAAAACCAATACACCATCCTGTGCTAGGGGTTCTTGCCATGCCCTTAACTCCTGATCCTTCTAACGAAATGTATGGTAGAGATGGTTTTTATATTCATGGGGGGTCAGGCGATCCTGCTCATAATGAATCAGAGGGTTGTATCATAATGCAGAGACATTATCGGGAATTCGATGTGGGTTTACGAACTCCTGCTATTTTGACAGTGGAGGAATGATGGTAGGGTATTTGTATCTGACTCTGTTTTTAATAGCAATTTACTTTGTAATACAGTCCATTATCCACACTGCTTATGGCAGAGGGTTGAATGATGGAGTCTCAAAAACATTACATCTTATTCAAGCAGCAGGTTTGTGGGAAGAATTTAAAGCCAAAGGTGAAACGTTAGGGTTTCTTCAAAAAACCCCAGAAAGGGAGAAGTGATGAGTTTTGATTTTAAAGCATTATTAGGTAAAGCATTACCAGTATTAGCAGGATGTCTTACTGGTCCTTTTGGAGGGCTTGCTTCTGAAGCCACCAAAGTACTTTGCGAGACTCTCGGTTTGGAGCCTACCCCTGAGAATGCCCAGAAGGCTGCAGAACAAATAGCAGCAGGACAACTGACAGGAGAGCAACTCTTAAAATTAAAAGATGCTGAGAATCAATTCAAATTGCAGATGGAAGAAGCTGGATTCAAACACCAAGAGGCATTGGCAGTAACTGAAGCTAGCACATACGATTCAGCAAGAAAACGAGAAGTTGACGCAAAAGATAAATGGACACCAGGAGTATTAGCATATATAATCGTTGTTGCTTTTGTGGGTGTGATTGTATTGATCTTTTCAGGTCATGCCTCAGTTATCAAAGATCCAACTTGTTCTGCAATTGTATCTTCTTTGATTACTTATGTATCCCTAAAAGCTGATAAAGTTTATACTTACTATTTTGGTGGAATGAAGGAAGCAAACGAAATGCTTTTCAACTCCACTCCTATTGATAACAAAAACAAATAATGATAAAATCCACCTAAGGTGGAAATCATATGGCAAACCAGCCATCCAAAACGTCACAATCAAGATTGATTGAAATAATTTTGGGTGGCTTATTTGTATTTGGATCAACAGCATTCTGGTGGATATTGAATAATCTGAATGGCATTGGTCAGGATGTTTCTGCTATAAAGCAGATGTTTATGAATGACAAAGAACGAATAGTTTATTTAGAACAAAAAGTAAATAATATAGAAAGAAACATGAAATGAAAAGAAATACTTCTGTAGAGAATCTATTCGAGAGTCAATTAAAAGAAGCAGGTCTTAATTATAAAAGAGAATTCAAAGCCCTTCCTCATAGGAAATTTAGCTGGGATTTCGCAATCATCGAATGTAACCTTTTGATAGAGATCCATGGAGGGATTTGGATTGGTGGAGGCCATTCTACAGGCATGGGAATAAAAAGAGACTGTATTAAATTGAATCTAGGATGCCTGGCAGGATTCCATCAATTCAACTTCATTCCCGAAATGGTTAGATCAGGGGAAGCTTTGGAGATTGTAAAGGAATTTGTGAGGCATTATGGAGAACACCAACGAAGAAGCTCTGGCAGACCAGCATAGACAAAATGCTAGGATAGGACAGATGAAACGAGAGCTTTCGCAAATAGAAAAGATAATGGATTGCGAAAGATATGCCTACTAAAAAGTTAAGATTTGTTATTCCTAAAGTATTTTGTGGTGTCCTGCCTGGATACACCTATATTACTGAGAGTAGAAGGAAGTTGTGTTCCTTCTGTGTAGAAGACAATCTGAGCCTTTGTTCTGATGAGGGTTCACCTGATTGGCATGTAGTTGATATGCAGAAGACTTTTAAAAAGGTTTGTGATAATTGTGATGAAAGGATGAAGGATGAGATGTGATTCTTGTATATATAAAGAGATGTGTATATCTTGCTCATCATTAACTGCTGAGGACATTGCTGCTTGTGTGGGTTATGAAAAAGATGAGACATTTGCGTTAAAACCTGAGCCTGAAACAAAACCAACAGAATTAGATAACAGCATTCCTTGGTGGATGATATTGATAATAAGTTCTGCTGTGTTGTATTTGATTGTATTGTTTATCAAGAAAGCTCTCTTGAGATAAGCAATGTCAAAACAATCGTATTATCAACGTAAAAAAGAAAAAGGTATTTGTATTGATTGTACCAAGCCTGCCACCAAAGGAAGTTGTTATTGCAAAGAACATTTGAAAAAAAGGAAAGCGGGTAATAAAAAAAGATACATCAAGAGAAGGTTGGGGGGACTGTGTATTCATTGTGGTAAAGACACATATGATGACACTACTAGATGCAAAGATCATAAAACAAAACATAACATTAGATCAAAATCACAACGTAAGATTAAAGCGATATCTGGAATCTGTCTTGTGTGCAACGCTGGTGTTGCAGAAGGTCATAGGTATTGCGAGAAGCATTTGAAGATCCATTGTAAAAGACAGAAGGCTATACAGAGAGCAAGAAGGAACGCAGGTCTCTGTGTTCGTTGCACAAGAAAAGCCGCATTCGGAAAGACTATGTGTGAATATCATTTGAAACTGCATAGAGATAAAAAAAAGAAGGATTATAAAAAAAGAAAAGAAAATGGTATCTGTATTCATTGTGATTCAAAAGCAATTGGAACTTCTGTGTATTGCACAGTGCATTTGGAAGAAATCACGAAATTAAAAGATGTTAACAATGTTGAAATTTGTAATGAACCTGTAGAACCTGAAAACCTGAGCCTGAAACAAAACCAACAGAATATTAATTTGTGGGAAGGTTTATCCGAAGACTTTAGCTGGGAGGCGTGACATGGAACTTTCAAAAGAAACCTTACAATCGGTTATACTAGCAGGACGTAATCTGAGTAGCCTTACTCAGGCCCAGAAGGCAGAATATATAATAGCGATGTGTGAAAAACTAGGATTAGATCCTGCCACACGTCCGTTAGGAATCTTCCAGAGCTATGATGGAAAAAAGAAATGTATGGTGGAAAGTTTGTACGCTGACAGGGGTTGTGCTAGTCAATTGAATGAGTCTCGTAAATTATCCCACCAGATAATATCTGAGCGCAAAGAAGACGGATTGTACATTGTTATTGATCGTTGTACTGGTCCTGATGGTCGTTTCACAGAAGAATTAGGTGCTGTATCATTGGTTACAGAAGATTATACTAGAGATGAAGGACCTTCTCAGGTAAAAGATCTTCAGGGAACAAGAAGAGCTAATGCGATGATGCATGCAAGAACCAAGGCGATGAGGAGAGCCACCCTCACTCATGTGGGTTTGGGGCTTCTTGATGAGGAAGAAGTAGCTACAATTCCGAATGCCAAAAAAGTGGTGCTAGAGGAATCCGCTCCTGAACCTGTTCGCCCTGGGGATTGTAATGCTGAGCTCGTAACAAACAATCCAAACAAACCTGAGAATGAGTGGAATGATGAAGATATTGAAAATGCAAAAACTTATGTAGATTCATTTAGTGATGAGTTGTGTCTGAGAGGTTATTCGGAAGAAGAAATAGAAGAGGTCTTTACCAAAGGATCTAATCCTAAGACGGCAATAGGTAGCAAAGATCTCACATATGACATGTGGTTACGCCGCTGGCTCAGATGGGCTGATGACAGGAGCAAGAAGCATCCTGCAAAGGTTTAATGACTTCCATTAGGAAATCGTTGACCAGTTAAAGGCATCCATGTGGAGGCAGTAGGGTATTGATAGGTAGATTGAATGTTCAATTTCTTATTAGTTCCTACTGCCAATGCTGGTTTTGCTACATAAGTTTGAGCCATACCATTATCCTATTGATACAAGAACAAAAGACTATTGGTTGCTTGTCCGTATCCCACAGCAATACTTGTCAATTGTGCAGTTGCTTCATAAGATCGAGACACATTGTCAAAACACGTCAAGCTGTAAGAGGACGGAGTTCCACTAGCAAAATCTCCTGGAACATAACCAACAAGATTCCACAGAGGTTCGGTTTCATTGGGATTCCAACCACGGACCAAATAACCATAAGTGTAAGAACCAGATACTCCATTTCCTACAGGAGGAGTTGCTATTCCCATATTACTATACAAAGTCCCACTACTTCCTGTCACATTTAAATATTGGAATTGAAAAGCAGTAGCTACAATGGAAGCTAATAGCATTCCATTACCATTAATAGCACCTGCTCCTGTGTGAGTTCGCTCTAAAACTAAAAGAAGTCTATAGGTAGATAGACCTGAAGAGTTCCACAAAGAAAACATGAGACCTGCATTAGTGCAAATGTAAGAAGTATAAGAAGATGCTGAAGCAGTCACTGTAAACTGCATGGCTGTTAAAAAAGTCCCTGATATCACCCCTGGGCTTCCTGCAGACCATCCTGTGCCTAATGTAACCCATATTGCAGGATTGTTGGTTGCAGCTCCTGACCCATAATCCAATCGCATGAAGATAGGATAAGAACCTTGATTACCATCAGTCAATGCCCATATGTCATACCCTATCTTGGAATTTGTTCCGACAGGATAAGAGGTATTAGTAGAGAAATTTATAGCCCCGCCATCAGATTGTTTAGTCCAATTTGTTAATGAATTCAACAAAGTACTTATCCCACCAGCCCAAGCATTAAAATTTGTTGCGTTACCACCAGCATTGGTAGCCACTGAAGAAAAGGTTCCGCATGTTGCCATTTATGCTTCCTCCGGAAGATAGGTGAGATTCAAAGTTATTGTTGTGGATGCGCCACTTAGATTTGTTATTGATACATACGCCACATCAGCAGGAGAAGTATCATTGTTAACAAAACTAGGAGCAGGGCTCAAGTTTATAGTCAAGATACCTGCTGTGGTTATGGCATCCAAATAAATTCCAGTCCCTGCTGTAGGAGATACTGATTGGTTTCGGCTAGCGTCCGCAGCCAATGCTGCTGCTGTCCCGTAAATCCTAATCCAAGCAGGATGATCAGTAGCTACGACTTCTAATGTAGCAGACTTCTTTACTACGACGGTAAAGTTTGTAGCAGCTCCTGCGGCTAAAGTCCCAGTAGTATATGGGGTTATGCTCGTTCGAGCAGCTAAGGCTGAACCAACATAAGAGAAGTTATCAGCTCCATCATTCTTAAGAACACCTGCCGCAGCAATAAGATTAGCGATAGCAGTAAGCCTTGCAGCTAGGGGTTGATAACTTGTAGTATCCATTTGAAAAGCTGTTCCAGACCATCGCAAATTAGCGGCTGTTATACCAAATGCTGGTAAGGCTTGTCCATTTAGCTTCAAAACGGTTGGGTTAGGATATGTCGATCCTAAATCACCACCTGCAGATATACCACTTATAGTAGTGAGAAAGGTATTGTTCCATGACAATGTTCCTGTTCCACTGTTACACAAGGCTCCTGCAGCATTAGTCAAAGAACCTAACGTAGTTAACAAGGCATACGCAACCTGATAATAACTAGGAGCTTGCCCATTCAACTTACTACTGTCTGCAGCAGTTGCAGATATACCCAAATACAAACTAGCGATGTCATTTATGTCTTGACAGTAGATTGCCCTGAAAGTAGGAACCCCTGTCGAACTCTTAGGACTCATGAAAGCAAGTCCTTGGTTCTGATTAGAATAACTTACAGCCAGAGTCCCAGCAGAGATCACAGGAGAACCGGTTACAGCAAAGTCTGCAGGCATAGTCAGACTGACAGAAGTGACAGTCCCTCCTGAACCCGATCCTCCTCCGGAAAGCACAGGATTACTTCCTGCTACAGCACTAACAACAGCTGTTACTTTACTTGTTGTTTTGTTGGCATTGGAATTATTGATGTTATTGATAGCATCCCAGACATGATTCAAGCATCTCCGTAACTCAGAGACCTCATTAGATGTAGGAATGTGTCGTTGGTTATTTTGCACGGAGAGAATCTTTCCACTTCTTCCATTTTTCTTTTACTTCAGGACGTTCTGCAGGACTTGCGTTTTGAATGTCCTTCAACATATGATTATACATCACATTCTTTAATTGCTTTCTTTCTTCAGACGAAGCTTGATCCCATACTTTCAGTGCTGCATCATGATCTTTGAGGGCTGATACAATCCCCACAATTCTGGGTTGTTTGGAATATCGATATTTGGATAAACCAATGATATCTTGTTTTGTCAGACTTCCTGTCTTATTATATTCATTGTAAAGCTCATTAGATCCTGAAGATAAATCTTTCTTTATACTGCTTATCATCTCACTATGTTCTGCTTTTGGTTTTGATACTACTCTTGGTTGTTGTTTTGAATATTCTTCGATGGCAGTATTCAAAGCCTCACTGTTCGTATGAGATTGTTTTGCTTTCTCAATACCTATTTCAGCTATCAAAGTCTTTCCCAGAGAGCCTTCTAAGTCCTTTGCGGCTTTCGAATATTCTCCCTTTTGAGTCAAATCCCAAACATGTTTGAATTTAAAATCACCTTTGTCGATAGGAATAGGATTGAACCTAGCTATCAAGTCTTTAGTTCTATCCCCTGCTCCGGTTATATCTGTTCCTTTCCAGTTCTGTCCTGAAGCCTGTTCTATCACAGTTCTATATAAAAGAGATGATTTGCTTTTAAACAGATCTAACATTGGATTTACAGGATTACCTGTTTCGACTGCCTTCTTAGTCAAGAGATAATCCTCAAAAGCTTCTTTTGCATAAGAGGGGATTGCATATCGAGAATATTCACCTTGATTATTCTTTTTGCCAAAGCGGAAGTAAAGATAATCCATTCCCTCAGGCATCATGTTCACAGGCTTTTCGTCCTTTTTCTTGAGAGCATTGTTGTATACTGCTGCTCCTACCATGGTCAACATGGAACTTGTGATTGTCACCTGTAAAGCCTGAGCCACTGCATAAGCTATTTTGTTTGTGAAGAAGTCTTTGTCTGTGAACTTCCCTCTCATCCTTTCAGCTTCTTTTTCTGTAGCTAGTTCTTCTGGATTAGTATTTAACAATCCTGAAGCACGTAATCCTTTCTTCCCAAAATGTTGTGCTAGATCCAACATATCAGTCACAGCACCACCAATGGCTCGTTGTGACCCCAAGTTCCAACCAAAAGAGAGAAGACCTAATTGTAATGATTGCTTTACCTTCTGACTCACACCTAGATTGTCATAGGTTAGCTGACCCATTCGATCTTCGACTGAATCCCAGATACGTCTCATCATTCGTTGACGTTCTTGTGGAGTCATATCTTTTGGAGCATTATCTAGTTCCAGATTTCGTATTGCTTCAAAGACCGCGATCTTTGTGTTAGGAACCATCTTCGCCATAATAGGTTCAGCAATCTTTTCAAAAACAGTAAAGGGAATTGATCCTATTGTCTTTAGTCCATAACCTGTTCGTGTTGCAGGACCAAGAGAAGTGTCTTTGGCTTTTTCCCAACTGTCTCTAAGATTGTCACTCATGTGATTCCAGAATTCAGATTCCATGGCGGTTCGTCCACCAGCATCAATGAAGTCTTTTTTGAATTCTTTATGATAAGCATCTTCAGGTTCTTTTCCTGTTAGCATTTGTTGCAATTCAGAACCTCTTCGATAAGTGCTTACAGCTTTCACCACAGGAGTGAAAGAGGTTATCATTTCTCCTGCACCTTCAACAGGATGCCCTCTGACTATCTTTGTCAAAGCATTGGCCATGCTACTTGCAGCAATGTCACGTTCGATGAATACAGCATGCCGTAAGGATAGACCCAATTTGGCTTGTGTCATTCCGTTATTGACAAACCTAGAAATCTCAAAGGCATTTCGAGCAGGCTTGAATTCCATTCCTTCAAAACCAGGGGAGAGATGCCTTTTGAATATCTTTGCAACATCAGGCTCTGCATAATAGATTCCTTTACCTCCTGCTCCAGTCTTGGCAAAAGAATCGTTTATGGACTTATCTAGAGGAATCCATCCTTGCGGAATTCCTTCAGTACCTTCTTTCTTTACTACCAGGCCTTCTGATATGCATTTGTTCAAGGCACTGTGAGCGGCCATAAACTTTGCTCGATTAGCAAAATCTAACATTACTAATTTTGCAGCATTGGTTTCTCTAGGTTTTAATCCTAACTCTCTCGCAATCTTATAAGTAGGAGGGCCTGTTCTGTTTTCCATGTAACGAAGATTGCCTTCTAGTTTAGCTTGAGCAATAGCCCGTCTGGCTTCTTCTGGTTTTTCAAACATGTGAGGAAGATAATTGTTGACATAGTTAACTTCAATACCTTGATCTCTTACTTTCTTCCACCATTCATCATAAACCTCACGAATGGTATTTGTGAAGTCATTGAGGTTTTTATCAGAGAACTTGATGGAAGGATCTTCGATTGAATCTATTATCTTGTCTCTATCTTCTGTTCCCATCTTACCGATGATATCACAAGCTTTTCCTACACAATTGGTCACACGGGCAAGTTGGAGATGTGCACTAGACTTTGCCGCAGCGAGAATGTCATTGGCCTGTCTCATCTCTTTGCTGCGAACAAATGTCTTTACAAAACCTCCAACAGCACTTTTAACTTCATGACCAAGTGTTATCTTTTGTTCTGTAAACATTCCTTTTGCAATAGAAGCTGCTTCTTCGGTACTAGAAGCGTTGCGAACATCAGCATTCCTGTAAGCCGCCGCTCGGTTAGCTTTGTTCTCTTCACCAGGTAGAACTTCTCTTATAGCGTTTTTATAGGATTCATCAAATTTAGGTTTGATCTCTTCCTCAGGTTTGGTTGGTTCCTCAGTTTTTGAAATGCCTTTCTGTTCTAGCAATTTTTTGAAATCACCAACTGCACCAATCTGCCCCTCT